GTGCTGTCAACCACGTACCGGGAGATCGGCTCGCACGGACTAGCCCACATGTGGGCCAGGAACATCCTGTCCCTTCCAACCACCCACACCGACCGACTGTTTTGTGACCCGACCGCGCGCGGTTGGCGAGGACTGGAAGAGTACCTGTACGGCACGGCATTTGTTGGGGACTGGGCCGAACACAACAGGGCAGCAAATGAGTTTTACGCGACGGCCCCACCCGGGGAACCAGAGCGTGTACTGATGAACTGCAATAGGATAACCGCCCGTTGATTACTCAATCACGACTCACCCAGCTACTGCAGAAGCGGGCCCGCCAACGTCGAGCCCCCAAGCGTCCGCGACTGCCGAACCAGGCAGAACGGATGTATCTGGGGGCGATGCGGACCTACGCGGAAGTGCTAGTCGATGTAATGGGCGAGAACATTAGGGCACACGGCTTGCATCTTGACGCCCCGGACCGGTTCAAGGTCCGCGGGGCACAGGAACGGATCCCGCTGGACCGTATCGGGGCAGAAGTAGTCTCGCACGGCAAACGGGACGCCAAACGGGTGCTAGGTCTGGGGTCTGAAGACTTGTCTGTCGGGTACCATGTGCCCGACTGGCGGGCGAACAACGTCAGACTAATCACGCAATTCACTGAACAGATGTTCGGTCAGATGGATCAGCTGATTGCGGAAAACTACGGACTCGAATCGGCGACTGTAGCCGACAAGATCCAGGGCCTGTTCGACATGACCCGCAGCCGGGCCGAGCTAATCGCCCGGGACCAGACCCTGAAGTTGAACGGTATGGTCACTCAGACCGCCCAGCGAACGGCAGGGATCGACCGATACGTCTGGTCCACAAGCCAGGACGAAAGCGTGCGGGACTCGCACGCGGAGCTTGAAGGCAAGACCTTCAGCTGGGACGATCCGCCCGTTGTGAACAAGTACGGGGACACCGGCCATCCTGGCGACGATTATCAATGTAGGTGCTGTGCGTTGCCTGTCCTACCTGAACTAGAGGAGACTGCCTGATGTCCGGAATTTACAACTACAAGAAAACGCACGAAGTCCTGGACTATTCGCCGGACCAGGAAAGGGCGGCAAATGGCCAGTTCGGGGAGGGCAGCGGGGCAGACAAGTCCAGTTGGCCTGGGGACCGCAAGGAGGCACCAGCTGGGCCAATGAGGGGGCGCGGCAAGAATAAGACGGCTAGTTACACCAGAGAACAGGTCCAGCGGCTGGCGCAAGAAGCCAGCGACAAGAGCATAACAGCTAAGCAATGGGCCGAACGACTGACAGCAGACCACGAGACGCGGAATTTATTAGTGGAAGTAGCAACTAGGGAGTCGACCTTGAAGCTAGGGGGCGACAACTACGGCAAAGAAATCAGTCAGTACAAAGGTTCAGAGTCGGAAGCGGCCGACAGGCTATCGCGGGTCGGGTTGATTACACTGAAGACATCAGGGCTAGAACCAGACGCGACCGGACCGATCAGAACCTATGCTAACCTGACGATAAAGGGCCACAATGCTCTACAAGAGCTGGCTTCAATAAAGCAGGCCAGGGGGTGATAGCTGAACAAACGTAAGCCTGCACTTGCGTTCACCGGCCACCCGTGCTAATTCTGAGGGGCGTGCCTGAAATTAGATTCGACCTGTCCAGACTGAACAAAGAGTCAGTCGAGCGTCTGTCGACCGGGGGGGTGAGAGTCCCGGCCCGGTTGACTCGCGTTGGGGTGTTTGACTACCGGCAGCCAGATGGTAGCGTACGTAGAGAGCTACGTCCGTCAAACGAAGTATTTGACGCGGCATCACTGGCATCACTGGAAGACGCCCCGGTCGTTGAAGGCCATCCGGCCATGGTCGACCCGGGAAACCATAAGGACCTGTCAAAGGGACACGTCTCCGGCCTGCCACGGCAGGACGGGAAACTGGTCGCGGCCAAACTCGCAATACAGGACGGCGAGACAATCGCCAAAGTCGACCGCGGGGACCTAACAGAGATTTCGTGCGGTTACACGTGCGATATGGATCCGACTCCCGGCGAGTTCGAAGGCAAGAAATACGACGCGATCCAGCGTAACATTAGGTACAATCACGTAGGAATGGGGCCCCGTAACTGGGGCCGCCAAGGGAACGAAGTAGCCCTACGCCTGGACGGCGGGGCATATACAGACCTGCCCCAGGAGCAACAAAAGAGAACCATGAAAATCCGATTTGACGGAAGAGATTACGAGAGCGGTTCGGAAGAACACGTCCTTGCAATCAGCACCAAGCTGGACGCGGCCGACGCTGCGGCCAAAGAGACCCAGCGCAAGCTGGACCAGGCGGACGCCGCACTGGTAGCAGAGAAGGCCGAACGGGCCAAGCTGCAAGCCAAGCTGGACACGTTCGACGCAGACGTCTCGGCCCGTGCCGACCTGTTGGCGAAAGCCCAGGCCGCGCTAGGTGCTACCGTCAAGCTCGACGGCAAGTCTGACCGTGAGGTCAAAGCAGCTGTGGTCGCCCTCGCCTACCCGGAAGCCAAGCTCGACGGCAAGTCTGACGACTATGTGACCGCCCTGTTCGACCAGGCGATTGCCACGAACGTCCGCGCCGACTCAATCAATCGACTGCCCGAAGTCCTTCGGCAGATTCAGCAATCCGAAAATCAAGAGACTAAGGAGGATGCGGCTCCCGCACCGAAGCCTGAAGTCTGGGCCATGTCTAAAGAAGGGGCCAAGTAATGACCTTTGTTTCAGCGGCAACGCAAACCAGTTTCGACACCACAGTCTACCAGGGACAAGAGGGTGCCCTCTATGACTTCAGCACTGCAGCCGATGGTCTGGAAGATTCCAAGACGGCCGGCGTAGCAATCCCGTTCGGCCGCGCGGTCGTAACGGCTGCTGCAACCCCCAACGTCTGCGCGCTCCCCACGGACGCAGGCACGGCGGCCCGCGTGGTCGGTGTGTCGGTTCTGGACCAACAGAACGCGACAGCATCCGGCGGCTACCCCGTCGACTCCGAAGTCCGAGTCCTTCGATTCGGCCGTATCTGGGTCAAGGCTGAAGGCGCAGTAGCTGACCTGGCCCCGGTGTACATTCGATTCACCGAGTCAGCGACCGGTGCGGCTGATCAGGGCAAGTTCCGAGGTGACACCGACTCCGGCAAGGCCCTTGCCTACACTGGCGCACGCTTCCGCAGTAAAAACGGCGTAGTCTCAGGTGCTGGCATGGTTGTGGTCGAGTTGAACCTGCCCTGATCTTAGAAGGAATTAGAACAGATGACACTTCCCCAACACCTGATTAGTCTCGCTCAACTCCTCGCCCCTGGCTTTGGTCCCAATGCCAGGTTTGACGCGGAGCCGGTCGCAAACGCGACCATGTTTATTGAGAGGCAACTCACGCACCTTCGATCGAAGATCGTTGATGTTCAGTACTCGCCGCTGAAGGCCCTGAAGTATCTGCCTCTCGCGACCGATATTCCAATTGACGCCTCGACATACGCCTGGCAAGTTTACGACATCACCGGGCGTGCCCGGATCGGAAACATCAACGCAAAGGATATTCCTCGCGTCGACACGAATGCCAAGGAACTGCAAGGCAAGGTCGTTTCGATTCTCGACAGCTACGGCTGGACGGTTCAAGACCTCCGCACTGCGGCCCGTCTGCAGCAAGATCTCCCGACGCGTAAAGCGATGGCGGCACGCACGGCAATCAATCGCGAGATTGACGAAATCATGCGTACCGGGTTTTCGACGTCAACCGGACAGACCGCGACCGCGCTCGGCGGGTTTGTCAATTGCTCCGATGTCAACTACTCGAGTGTTACGACTCACAACTGGTTCTTGACCGCCGGTACCACGACCCCAGAGCAGATGGTCGCTGACCTGAACGTTTTGGCCTTCCAACCGTTCATAAACACCAAGGAGCTTTACGCGCCCGATACGCTGATCCTGTCAAACGGCATGTACAAGATCGCGACCATGACGAAGATGTCTAGCGCATCTTCGATCAGTGTCCTCAAGTACTTCTTGGATAACAACCCGTTTATCAAGAATGTTGACACCTGGTACGCACTGGATGACGCAGGACACACGACAGGTTACGACCGAGCGATTGCCTACGCTCGCACGGCAGAGGTTCTGGAGGCAGTCCTTCCGATCCAGTTCGAACAATTTCCAGCACAGCAAGAAGGTCTTGAATACGTCATTCCGTGCCACGCACGGTGCGGCGGAGTCAAGATCTACCAACCGGCTGCGATGCAGTACGCGGATTTCTCGACCGCGTTGACCTAATAGCCCCCTCTGGGTGAGTAGCCCAGACCCGAAGCCCCCTGACGGTGAAAGCCGGTTGGGGGTTTCTCTATTTCGTGCTAAGGTGCAGCATGGCGTTGATTGTTTTGCAGAACAAGCGTGACTGGATAGCTAACCTGCCCTTTGTGCGGGACTCGGCCGGGGACCCAGTTGGCCGAATTCGGGAAGTGCAACCCGGGGCACAGGACACGATAGACGACGAGTATCTAGTGTCTGTCGGTGAACGTGGTCGTTCGGAACTCGCCGAGCTAATCCGGTCCGGGGCGTTTGATGTGGTTGCGGATTATGGTGGGGGTGAACCTATCGGGGAGCCAGTGGGGGAACCAGTGGGGGAGCCAGTCGCGCCCCAACTACCGCCAGACGAAACCCCAACCCAATCAGACGGACCCCTGCTTGCCCGCCGGCAGAAGAAGGCAAAGTGACTCTCGAAGAATTCAGGGTAGCGTTTCCAGAATTCAAGACGGCTAGTGACCAACTAGCGCAAGTGACGTTGGATATGGCCGCCGCTCGACTCTCGCAGACTGTGCTGGGCGCGATGTACCCGGAAGCCCACGGGGTCTGGACGGCGCACGCTCTGGCCAAGTCGCCTGCAGGACAGTCGGCCCGAATGGTCAACAAAGACGGCACGACCCAATACAGCACCCGGATGCAAGAGATCAAATTGGCCTGTGCTTCGGCCGTATCGGTTAGCTAATGGCTACGACCCTGCGCATCAAAGACACCGGGCAATACGCCTTTGAACATCGGATCGCGGAGCTCAAAAAGCAGGCCGGGATCACGGTCGGTGTCCACGCAGAGCAGGGGCAAGAGTCAAAAAAGCAATTCGCCCACAAAATTGGGCCCGTCCAGGAAGGCGACTCCAAGGCCTGGAAAAAAGTGGGCGGCGGGGACTTGACCCTGATTGACGTGGCCAGTGCGCACGAATTCGGAATCGGAGTCCCGCCCCGTCCTTTTATCGGGGGCTGGGTCGATGAAGCCGGGTCAGAAGCAGACAAAGCCCTGTCCACGATCATGACGCAGGCCGCCAAAGGGACTCGAACAGTCGAGCAATGCGCCCAGCGGTTCGGGGCCTGGGCTGTCGGCCAGGTGCAGAAGCGAATTGCAGACGGGATTCAGCCGGACCTGGCAGACAGTACCAAGGTACGCAAAGCAGAGTTGACCGGCCAGGCGAAAGACACCCCACTGATTTTGACCGGACAGCTTCGGTCTTCTATTCGGTCCAAAGTAACGATGGTGAAATAATGTCCGACATCGGCACCTTCCAGCAGGGAATCATCAACTGGGTTCGGACGTACGGATCGAATGACTGGCCTGCGCAGCTACCGGAAGGCGTTGTCAACTGGTTCAACCGTCAACGACCCTTTATTTCAGACACGTTGGACGTCGGGTTATACTGCCGGCTGGTCAGCTTCAAGTCCCCAGGTCGGGCAGGTCGGGTACGCTCGACAGTCACCACAGCCGGGACCGAGTACGCCCGGACAGTCTACCACTCGAACGACAAGGTTCGACTACAGGTTCAGGCCATTAGCCTGAACGACACAGACGAAGATTCGGCTTTGACCTACTTGAGCAACCTGTCCGGCCGGTGTTGGACTGATGAGAGTCTGGCCGACCTGCTGGCTTTGAACGCTTCGATAGTCTCGAAGGCCGACGTTCAGCTGACTAGCGCCCCGCTGGACGATAGGACACCGACCGTCGGGACGTTCGAGTTGGTCTTGCACCTGCACTCAGACGTGCTAGGGTTGGACGTGCCATTTGTTCAGTCCGTGACCGGAACCGGCCACGCTACCAACGGGGCGGGAACCATACCCCCACAAACTTTTGAGGTCTCGGAATGAGCCTAGATAGCATCGTATCGGTCGACATCAGCATTTCGTCGGCCTCTATTTCAAAGCCGGGTTTCGGCACTACCCTGATTCTGGCGTCATGCCCGACGGCAGTAGATACGGCCTGGGGTATCGAGCGGGTCCGGACCTATTCGTCCGCTGCAGCCATGCTGGCGGCCGGCGACGGGTTCACGGTCAACGATCAGGCCTACAAGATCGCGGTCGGGATCTTCAGTCAGAACCCGAAGCCCCAGCGGATCAAAGTCGGCCGGCGCACGCGCAAGCAGACGCAGACCCTGAAGCTGACCCCAACGACCACGGCCGTAGGCCATGTTTACGGGTCAACCGTCAACGGCACGACCTGGACTTACACGGTACTGGTTGCTGATACTACAGTAGCAGCCGTCTGCGCCAAGCTTGTTACCGCAATCACAGCGGCCGCGCCTGTTGACGTGACGGCAGCCGACCACACTAGCTACATAACCTTGACGTCCGGCACCGCCGGCAAGGTTCACGAACATAAAAACTTCTCTTCCGGTCTGACTGTCGAGGATACGACCGTTGACCCAGGGATTGCCACCGACTTTGCCGAAGTGGCAGCGGTCGACAAAGACTTTTACACGGTCAAGGCTGACACTTTCGGGGCCGCCGAAATCGGAGCCCTCGCAACGGCCATCGAGGCAACCCGATACAAGTACAATGTACAGACGGCGGACAGCGCGGCGCACGAAGCCGGCTCGGCCGACATTGGCGGAGTCCTTCACGCAGCGTCCACCTTCCGCACTGCAATAGACTGGTCGCCTGACTACACCTGGGCCTTCTCGGCCGGCAAGACGGGTGTTGAGTCTGTTAGTGCCCCTGGCACCTATACCCTGTTCGGCAAGACCGTCTCCGGGGCGCTCCCCGCGGACTCTCTGACAGAGACCCAGACCGGGAATCTCGACCGCAAACATTACAACTACTACCAGTCAATTGGTGGGGTTGGCCGTGTCATTGGCGGTCGAGTCATCGGCAACGAATACGAGGACAACGTCCGCGGCCTGGACTGGCTGCGCGCGACCATGCAGGTCAACATTGCAAATGCAATGTTCGCAGCCAGCAAGATCCCGAACACAGCAGCCGGTCGTGAAGTCATCAAAGGGCAAATCGCGGTCAGCCTGGAGCAGGCAATCAGCAAGCCGGCAAAGCCCGGACTACTCGCGCCTGACCCGGCCCCAGTCATTACAATGCCGCCCGTCTCGGACGCTTCGTCGTTCGACTCAACCACCCGCACACTTTCGGGCGTGTCCTGGACGGCAGCCCTAGCAAACGCAATCCACGCGGTCCAAGTGACCGGGACGGTGACGGAGTAATCCCATGCAGGTTTGGTCAGCAGCAGAACACACAGTGAACCTGGGCGGGATTGAAATCGATCAGTCCGCCCTGGGTCCGGACAACTTCCTGACCCTCACGCAGAACAGCCCCACGTACAAGCTACGCGAGGGAATCGGCGGAGGCAAGACCCGTTCAGAAACGAAGTCCCCGTCTTTCACTTTGAAGATCAAGATTCGTCAGACGGATCCGGTCAACTCGAAGCTGTCCGCACTGCACGAACTGGACAAGCTGACTTCCGGTGGGGCTGGCGTGGTCCCGCTCTATGTCGCGGACCGGCTGGGCAACATGAAGCTTGCTGAAGCTGAAGCCTTTATCGAGGGCTACCCAGAGACGGGTGTTGCAGCCGAGGAGGGGGACCTGGAATGGGTCATCATCCTGCCTGCACCGACCGTATTTCTCGGAGGACACTAACATGACAGAGGAACAAATCACGCAGGTTGTCGCGGCTATTGGCGCGTTCTGTGCCTTAT